TGGTCGACAAGTACGCCGGTGTCATCCTGGCGAACAAGGTCTGATCGATTCCATGTGACCCCGGACCGGCGGGGGGGACACCCCCCCCGGTCTTTTCAAAATGCCAGCACTCACCACCAGCGACATCAAGAGCCACCTGCGCATTTTTCACGCGCAGGATGACGCGTACATCGGCAACATCCTGCTGCCTGCCGTGCGCGAGACGGTCGAGCGCTGCACCGGCTTGGCTATGCAGGCACTCGAGCGCTCATACAAGGTGTCCGAGGAAGGGGACACCTGGGTGGTGCTCCCGATCCAGCCGGTGAACACGGCGTCAGCCATCACGGCGGTCTACGTCGATGACGACTCGGTGACGCAGACTGAGAACCCGGAACAGCACTGGGACGGCGAGCGCGTGGCTGTTCTGATCGAGGACGGCTGGAACCGTCCGGTGACCATCAACTGGAACACGTTGGTGGCCGACCATTACATCAACATGCTGGCGCTGCAGCTGTGCGGGCGCCTCTACGCCGACCGCGGCGACAGCACGGGCGCCATCGAGGGCAAGGCCCAGCAGATGCTGTTCGACATGCTCGGGGAGCACGGGGTGCACTGATGATCCCTCGAGGCATGTTCCGACATGAGATGGCGGTGCAGAACTACACCGCGTCCGTTGACAACTACGGGCAGGCAACCAAGACTTGGTCGACCGTGGCCACTGTGCTGGGCCACATCGAGTCCGCCGACGGGCGGTCCATCGACGCAGTCGACATCAACCGCGGGCAGACGGCCTGGCGGCTCGTCCTGCCCTGGATCGACTCGGTGACGGTGAAGAGCAGGATTCTGCTCCGCGAGACCGGCAAGACCGACCGCGTGCTCGAGGTCACCGGCGTGCTGGACCCGACGCTGGGCCGGATGGAACTCCACTGCGAAGCGCTCGAGGTGACGGCATGAGTTTCCGCCGCGGCGCCGAGTTCAATTCGCCGGAGCACCTGCGCAACTATCAGCGTTTCATGCAACGCCAGGTCAACGCGTCGGAGAACCTTGGCATTCTGCGGGCTGGCGCAAGCGCTCGCGCCCAAAAGGCATTCCTGGACGCCGAAATGGTGTTCCTGACGTTGCCCGACCGAGTCAGCCGGAACCTGTACAAGCAGCTGCTGAGGCGCAGCCTCAAGCGACTGGCGACGACGTACAAACAGAACTGGCTGACGCACGGGGCAACCCACCGCAGCTACGGCAACCAGGAAAGCCTGCGCAAGGCGTCCAGCAAGGTCATCCAGTCGATGGGTGACACCCGCGGGCTGAAGACCACCAGCCGCACCGGCTTCCGGTACAAGCGGCGCCCCAGGTCGTACATCGCTCCCATCGTGGACAGCGGCCGGGCCCAGTGGCACATCAAGCGCGACACCTACCGCGATTTCCCGCCCGAGGTCCTCAAGGAGGACCTGGCGCTGGTCATCGAGACGCAACTGGTCGAACTGGCCCGCAGGGCGCGGATGAAGGTGTCCAAGAAATGAGCATCGAGACCGCACTACGGCGCAGGCTCACCGACGACCTTGGCGTATCCGGGATCGTCAGCACCCGCGTTAGCCCGGAGTGGCGACGCGAGGGCACGGCGCTGCCTGCCATCGTCTACAGCATCGACGCCCGCACGCCGGTGCGCACGTTGACCGGGACGACCGAACTGGCCGAGTTCTCGGTGGCCATCGACTGCATCGCCACGTCACTGTCGGGCGCTCGAGCGCTCGCGGTTGCCGTGTCGGTCGTGCTGAACGACAACACCACCTACGGCACGGTGGACGGCACCAAGATCCAGTGGAGCGCCACCGACGGCGAAGACGTGGAGCGCATGGACGATCAGGAAGGCACGGACGACGGCCCGCGGGTGGTCCGTCAGACGTACCGCATTTGGGCAACAGGAGGCTAAGACATGGCATTCATCGCAAACGGCACAAGCATCAGCATCGCTGGCACCCCCGTGGATGCCACCGATATCAGCATTTCGGCCAGCAGCGCCGTTGTGGACGCTACGGCCCTCAACTCGGTACTGAGTACGGCCATCCAGGGCCGTCCGACCGTGACTGGGTCGGCGACGATCCACACCGACAACGCCACCGGGCTGTCGCTCGCGCAGAAGTTCTGCGGGGCCACGCCATCTACGGCGGCAATTAGTGTGTCCATTTTCGCCAGCGGCGCCGGTAGTGGAGGCGTCGACTTCAGCGGAAACGCCATCATCACCGGTTACACACCGACCTACACCAACGACACCGTGCACCAGGCGACCGTAACCTGGCAATACACGGGCGAAATTACGGCTACTCGATCATGACCTGGCGCACGTTCACCAGCGACGCAGTGGCCGGTTACCCGGCCGTGCTCGAGGTCCGGCCCATTACGGTCGGCGAGTGGCGGAAGGTCGAGCAGCTGGACGAGGACGCCCGGCAGGCGTTCGTGCTCGAATCCTGCACCCGGGTAGACGGCGTGCCGGGCTCGACGGCGCTGGACGTGCATGTGGCCATGGCACTCGTCCAGGGGGTGATGGCAAACCCTTGGAGTGGACCGCAGCCGACCGCATAGAGCGGTTGCTGACGGTCCTGGCGTACGGGCTGACTCGTCAGCCTCAGACGGTGGTGGAACCATGGCGCAAGCCTGGGCAGACTGACTGGATGGCAACGCTCGGAAAGGTGGCAACGTGGCGAAGCTAGGACTCTCAATCGGGATCGACGCCGACGTGACCGGCCTGCGCAAGATGGGCCAGCAGGCCACGGCGCAGCTCGAGGGCATCCGCGGCCAGTTCAACCGCATGCAGGGCCTGTTTGCCGCCGGGATGGCGTCTCCGCTGTTTCAGGCCATCGGCAGTTTCTACGAGGCCAACCGCGAGGCCCGCAAGACGTTGGCGGAACTTGTCCGGCCATTCTCAGCGCGAATCGTGGAGGCGGAAGTGTCCGCAATGCAAGCCAAGATGGTTGCCGGGCAGCGCATGGTCGGGCTGGGCATGGACGAGATGGAGGCCGCCAGGATTAGGCGTGATGCCCAAAAGGAAATTGGTACCGGCCTGATCGCCGAGGGCCCTGGCGGGATGGTGTCCAAGAGCATGGAGAGTTTCTTCACTAGTCCCGGTTCGTACCTGACGAACGTGACGCGTGGCCTCGAGGGCAACCTGGACAAGGTGATGCAGGACATGGGCATCGGATTCCGCATGCTCGGCGGTGGCGCCGGTGCCAGTGACCTCGAGAAGATGCAAATGCAGGCCGCCGGACTCCGCAGCCAACTTGGCTTCGCCATGGCAACCGGTAGCGGCGAGTCTGTCGAGTCGCTGAACCTGCAGCTGCTGCGCGTGCTCGAGCAGATCAAGCAGAACACCGATAGGAGTCGCTGATGGCGTGGCAAGTATTCAGACAGCACAACCAGCAGTCGCTGACGATCGGAATGGAGCCGACCGAGGCCGTGCACACCACCCGGTTCCTGGTGGCACAGGACGACCCGGCCTACGTCGGGACCAGCGAAGACAGCTGGAACGTCTACAACTCGATCAAGGCACAAACTGCACCGTTCGACCAGATCGAGGCGCTCGGGACCCGGCTGGCGCTTGGCACCATCGACGGCGGGCTGGCCCAGTTCATCGTGCAGGACATCAGGGTGGAGACCCACCCGGACCGCGCCAACACCTACATGGTGACATCGACCGCCAGGGGGCCGGTGGTCGGCGTGGCGCCGTTTCGGGGCGTCAAGACGACCCTGCAAAGTTCCGAGCGCAAGGCGTCGCAATACATCAAGCCCGCCACCGCGTCTTTCCCAGCCAACGGGACCATTACCTGGCCGCCCACCACGCTGATCGCCAGCGGCACCGTGAGCAACATCATGGGCACGCCGTTCATCAGGTCTGTACGGCAGGAGCTGTTTCGGGTCGAGTTCTTGGTGAATGACACCAACTCGGGGCTGGGCTACACCAACGTGCCCGCAAACATCACCGAGAACCTGCTGAAACGAAACTCGGCAGCGTTCGGCGGTTACGCCGCTGGCACCTGCCTGTTCCAGTCGTACGAGCGGCGCTACGTCAGCGACTCCGTCAGCATGGACGTGTACACGTTCCTGTACGACGAGTGGTTTCACCTCGAGCAAATCCCCATGCGCAACCCGGTAGATGGGTCCATTTGGGTAGATACCACTATTTCCGTCGGCGGTTCGACCATGAAGGCCACCGCCAGGGCAGTCTGGTATCAGGCATACCCCGACACGGCTGCATTCCACACTGCTGGCGTCATCCTGCCCACCGAAGTGATCGACATTATCTCTAACCCCAAGCCCGCCTGGCCATGACCGGATTCCTCCAACCGTCGGTCTACGCTCCGCTGGGGCAGTCTGCCGATGCGTTCAACCTTATGGTTGAGGCTGCGCAGTTCGTTACGGCCAACCGTGGACAACTTGAGAACCTGCTGCTGCAACGTGGTGCCGTCGTGTCGTGGCACCCCATGAGAGTGACCGGCAGCACGCTGTTGACATCCAACCGGTGGACGTACACCCTGAGCAAGGCCCAGCCGCAGGCTACGCCCACCAACATCACGACCATTACCGAGACCGACGCCATCGGCGTCACGGCCTACAACCTGGCGGAGTACGGCAACACCGCAGGCACTGCGGCAGGTGGCGTGGATGCAACGCGGGCAAACGCAGCCGGTTTTTTGCTGCTGCCGGTGCCCAACGGCGCGTTCGTGATGGCTGCCATGGTCTATACGGCAGGTGGGGTGACGGTGGCGCTGTTTGAGCGCATGAACCAATACGACGGTGAATGCGTGTCGGCCCTGACGGTTTCGGTTGACGGGGGGACCTACTGATGTCCGACCAAATCCGGCTCAAGCGCTCGAGCACGGCGGGAGCGGTGCCAACGACGGCGCAGCTGCTCGAAGGGGAACTGGCCGTCAACACGGCCGACGGGGCTATCTACTTTGAGGTGACGGGCCCGGCCATCGCCAAGATCGACGGGCGCAAGGCGACGGTCGAGGCGTTCACTTCGAGCGGCACGTGGACCAAACCAGCCGGTGCCAAGGTGGTGTGGGCCGTCATGGTCGGCGGTGGGGGAGGTGGCGGCAGCGGGCGCCGCGGGGCGGCCTCGAGCGCTCGAGGTGGCGGCGGCGGTGGTGGTGGCGCGGCCGTGACCGAGACGACATGGCAGGCGGCAGACCTGCCCGCCACGCTTGCCGTGACCATCGGCGCTGGTGGCTCGCCTGGCGCCTCGAGGACGACCAACGACACCAACGGCGCTGCGGGCGGCAACGGCGGAACGACTCGCCTGGGCGACTCGCCGGGCACCTATGGCCGAGCGCTCGGTGGCATCCTCGGGCAGGGCGGCACGACCGCGGGCGGCTCGGCGGGCGCCGCGCAGACGGGCGGCCTCTACGACGGCGGCGCTGGCGGCGCTGGCGGCACGCGCAACGCCACGGCGTCAGCCTCATACGCGAAGGGCAGCGGGGGCGGTGGAGGAGGTGCTGGCATCTCGTCGGGAAACTTGCATGGCTACGGTGGCGATGGGTCGGGAACGGCCCGCATCGGATCGACGGCCATAGGCGGCAACACTGACGACCCCGAGGACGCCCAGGCGGGCTACAGCAACGGCTTGACGGGCACCGGAGGCGGCGGGGGCGGCTCGGGCCTTGCCATGGCCGGTCAGCCGGGTGGAGCGGGAGGGATCGGCGGTGGAGGCGGCGGCGGGGCAGCTAGCGAGAACGGCTACGCCAGTGGCGCTGGTGGTGCTGGCGGTGGCGGGCTGATCGTGTTCGTGACGTACTACTGAGGAGGCAGCATGAGGTGGGCAATCGTGCAGGGCGGCATCGTGGACAACATCATCCTGTGGGACGGTGACACGGCCCGCTGGGCCCCACCGGCTGGCGCCGAGGCCATCCAACTGGCCGAGGGCCAAGCATGCAGCATCGGCTGGGAGTGGGACGGTACGCAATTCACCGAGCCCGCTGAGCCATGAGATGGCTAGCCGCCATCGTCGTCGTCGTGGCGAGCTCCTGCGCTGGTCCGAGCGAGCGGATTGCCGCCAACACGACCGCCGTGCGTCAACTCGCGCACAGCAGCGGCCGACGCTTCGAGCGCATCGCAGACGAGACAACCCAACCGGAACCAAGCCTGCCGACGATTCGCGGTGAGGCCGAGGCCGGGCAGGGCGAACAGGCGCGTATCCTCGACGCCGTGGACATGATCTACATGGCGTTGACTGGCGTGGAGGACCAGGTGCCCTGGTGGGTGGCCCCTCTCGTCTGGGTATGCATCGCTCTCGCCGTGCTCGGCGTCGGCTTCATCGTGTGGCATACAGGAGTCGGGCGGCTGATCAAGGGCTGGCTGGGCATCGTGACGCCGACCGAGCGCCGAGCGGCCGAACTGACGGCAAGCCTGATCGACCTAACGCCCGAGCAAGCGGTGGCCGCGGTGGCCGAGCTGCGCCGGGCGGACC